GGTTGCTGCTTTAACAGCAGTTTTTTCAGCTGTTTTAACAGCAGTTTTTTCAGCCGTTTTAACAGCAGCCTTTCCAGTTAATAACTTTCTAAGCCCGCCGATTCCCTTACCAAGCAAGCCTCCGGCAAGCCCGCCTATACCGCCCCCTATACCGCCCCCTCCACCACCTGACTTTTCCATGCTTCCTTGCACAGGAGTTTTTTCTGTATCTTTATCTATACCAGAGGATGTGAACCGAGCTTCGTCAAATGGATTCTGATCAATTTTAGATACATCACGCAATGTGTTCGGGTTGGCTTCCACAGATGTGTTGGCAGGTGCAGTGGATGCTGGCGCGGAAGTAGTTGGTGCTTTGGCTTTGGCTGCAGCAATTTTTGCAATCATTGCATCATCAAATCCTTGTTTTTTCAAGAATTCATTTTCTTTAGGGGTCACCCCGCCGCCAGCCTTAGGGGTCGATGGCCCACCAAAATAGTTTCTGCGCCCGTCGGCCGGGTCCATCTTGCCATCAACCTTGCCATCAACGGCTGCTTCTTCTTTTGATTCTAATTGTTTTTCTAAATCTGCTAGTTTAGTTTTTTTAACTTCAGCATCAGACAATCCCAATTGTTTGCCAACTTCTTCTTTAGTAAACAACCCTTCACCTGCGCGTCGAGCATCTGCCTTGCCTAGAGTTTGACCTGTAGTTGGATCCTTGTATCCTTTAGTCTTGGGATCAAATTTCATTCTGCCTTCTACAACTTTTCGGATAACAGACACTTCAGTCAACAATGACTTCATGATGTCTTCCAGTTGTTTTACACCGCGAAGATTGTCACGCGTTTTTTCTTTTAAATTTTTGTCTTTGTTTTTTTGTGGTTCAGGTGTTAATGTTTCAGGCAAAGATAATGCATCTTGTTGCTTCTCAACCATGGTTTCAAATTTTGGTTCATTACTTCCTCCAAAAATGTCTCGTTTGGCCTGAGAAAATACTGAACGCACCAATCCTTTTTCACGTATTTCCTGAGGCTTGATGCCATATCGTTTTGCCCCTATCATTTCGCGGATGCCTCGCGGAGAATCATCAGTATTTTTCTGTATGGATTCTCCTCGGTCCATCATACTAGCAGCAGCTGCTTCTAATTCTTTTTTCTTTTCTGGATCTTTCTCATTCTCAGCAGCTTTTTTCAATAATGCAGTGGTTTTGATTAAATTATCAAAAATGTTTTTTTGCTGTTGTTGTAGTTCAGCATTATTTTTAGGAATTTCTTGCACAGCGGCAATCAATTTCTTGAATAGATCCTGTTGATTTGTTGACAGAGTTTCGATATACGAAGAAACTCCATGAAGTGTTTTGGACAATTCAAGGTTCTGCCCCACTTCTCCGGAATAATCCATGGAGGATGTACCAACAATTGTTTTCCGTATATTTTTCGTTACATCTGTTTTAACCCGAGCCATGTGCTATCCCTATTCTTGATGTTGATTTTCTTTTTCGAGATGTTGAATCAATAACCCTATGTACACCTCTCTTTCCCATGGAAGTAAATTTTCCAATTCTGTTAATGAATATTTGTGAACATGCATCAACAAAAAATTTGTTTTATAGAAATTTACTAATGTGTCATGAGAAAGAGTTAGTCGAAAAAATTCGTGATACCATCAATTGAAATGATGTTTTTTCTATTGCATTCCACACAAGTATATTCAATAATTTTCTCAAGAATAGGCATGGTCACAAAGAAATTTTCCAACTTTTCAAATTGAGGAACGGTAAGATTTTCCACAAAGTCGCGGAAATCTTGATGATTGTTTCCTGTGTTGGTGAATACTTCATCTTCAGTGTAAATGGATTCAATACACTCAGCCAACACCTCATACACATTCTGATCACTATTTTCATCCACGTATAATTTCGTGAAATGCTGAAACGTGGGATATTTCATGGTGACATGAAAATTATCATCTAGTTGAATTTTGTTGGTGTGGCCAGGAGTAGTTTTGATTTTAAACTCGTTCACTGCAATGGACACAGGCATACGTGCTTCACAGTCACCACAGATGCAATTGAATTCAATCATTTCACCGATGGACTTTCCTCGAATTTGAAGGAATGCATATTGCACATCAAACAACGGGGCTGTTTTAATATCAATGGCGTCAAAGGTGCATGCTTTAATCACATCACCTACTGCATCCATGACAATGGTAGCATCTTCTGATTCATTTGCCATGATCAACAGTTTCTCTTCCCGCACAACATATGGACGATACTTCACTTCTTGCTGTGTGTACGGCAATTTCATAATATACGACGGCACTTTAATCATAGGTATAGACATAATTTCTCCTGAATGTAATTATCCACCAAAACGTTTTCCAAGGCCCATCGCCTTGGATTGTAAATCTGCTCCTAATCCAGAAAGTTTCTGGGTGGGAATTTTATCTGTGAATTTCTCCAATTTCTTTGATAATGCGCTATTGATACCATTTACAATTTTTTCATCCAGTGAATCTGTTTCATTCACAGACGATGTCCAATATTTGTATGTGAATGTGACATTTACACGATGAACACCAATGCTTGAATAGGACACAGGCATCACGTTTATTGCCCGAGGCCAACATTCTTGTAGTTGAATACTGTATGCAATGGTTTCTGTATCACGAAACAATTCAAGCAGTGGATTTAACACTTTACTTGCACCTGCGGTAATTTGAGTTTTCACTTTATTTGTGAGTTCATCAACTTTACGTGTCCCGGCTGTTAACGCCTTGCTCAGGGCAATTCCAGCTAAATTATTTTTTTCGCCGATGTCTCTTACAGCAGCACCCAATCCAATATCCGCCTGTGTTGGACTCCAATTTAATATTTTTTCACCAGGAATTCCTGCAGGTATCAGCGCATGCAACGTTATAGTTCCTTTATAATCATCATACCAACCCACCTCGCGCCCTTTGTATGCGGGATCCACACACAACTCCATCCATTTCTCCATTATAATTCTGGGAGTCCAATCGGTGTCAACATAAAATTGCAATGTTATGCTATCACCCATATAATCTGCTGTGTGTGCTCGCTGTTCATTCAGCCCGTTGATTCGTAAAGTTCGTGTTCCAATAGTTTTTCCAGGAAATGCAGCATCTTCACACAACAACATTAAATCCTGTATGCCTTGTATGGATTCAATATCTCCCAAGCCTTTCGGAGGGCTATTAAATTGTACAAAAAATCTTTCTGTGCGTGCTAAATTTCGCGTTTTAACCAACGAGATGAAATTCTGTAAGGTTGGTGGATTGATTTTACCAATTGTAACTACAGGGGGATTGGCCATTACATTTTGCTCCGTGTGTCGTTGTAAACTTGTTGTTTTGTTCCCTTCATGAAATTATCAAGCGGTAACATCACGGATTTTTTCCAATCTTTAGGATGCAATCTCATGAATCGGGATTCAACTTGGGTGTACAGATACCGTTTCACACATGCTTGAATTCCAGGAAATCTTGCAACATTGTTCAATAAACTCCAGCGAAGGCGGAGTTTTGTTGTTTTCGTCATCACTTTGTCATCTGATAATTTCATCAATTGTGTCAACAATCTCATACGTAACATTGGTGGTAAATAATGGAAATTGATCCCGTAGAATCCCCCTGAAACTTTATTGAATGGAATCACCAAAGGTACCGTATCATAATATGGCAATTTATCTTTAGTTTTAGGATCATACACAAAGATATACATCTCGCCCACAATGATGTTGTTCACAAACTCGCCTATCTCACTCTTGAAAATTTTCTGAGAACGAATGGTTGACAATCCTAGTTGTTTAATCAAGTCCATGTACCACCTGGCCGCCCGTTCAGGATTCTGAATTGGCTTATCTAGTTCATTTTCACGTTTACTGATCGCATCAAAAATATTAGGCATATAGTGGTGAAATTGGGGGCTTGACTACTACTTGACAAGGTGTTAACATTACTATGTCTGGGATAACATGAATAACTATACTATTTATGTGAGTTATGTAAAAGACCCAAGTCTTTCTCCGTGATCAGCATGAAGTTCCATCCGTTATTCGATGCTGCAGCACGTGCTGCTTCCCACTTGGCATTGTTCACAGCCCATTGGTACACTTCATTGATGAAGTTTTTTGTTTTCCTTTTCGGGATCACAGGTTCCTGAGTGAAACGAAACGGCTTCACTTCAATGAGGTATTTTTTTATTTCTCCATTCTTGTTTCGAATTTTAATGAAAAAATCCACGAAATAGCGATGCATTTTATTGTCCAATGGACTTCGATAGGGAATGACAACTTCTTCACTCCCCCATTGCAACACACTGGTATTTAAATCACACCAATTCATGAAACGTAACTCATAACTTGACCGATATGTGATGCCAGTGACATCACCTAGATATTTTTGAGGATGTTTAGGGGTGTAGGTTCCTTTGTAGGTGTCTTTTGTATATGCCATATAAATAATGTTGAAAGACCTTATTCATCAGGATATTTATGGCAGATCCAAAAAGTCCGTATAGTGCTGTGGAACAGAATGATCGTGCGCTAGCAGCAGGTGCTGCATCCTTGACATCAGCAAATCAAGGAAAGGCAGGAGCCTTCAATGTATTCCGGTATCCTAGTGATTTAGGCTCGGACCAACATCCGCATTATCTCATGTTTTTCATCACGGTTCGAGAAAGTGATATTTCCAAAGGTGAGCTAGCAACTTTAAAAAACGATTCTGTACAATTTGATTTCAGCCAGAACAATTCAGGTGTTGATAAAAGTACTGAATCTGCTGTAGGTTTCGGTGTTGCGACTAGCGCAGTAGGAGCATTACAAACGCTCAAAACAGTTAGTTCAACAGTATCTTCAAACGTGTTGGCAGCAACTAGCAGTCAGGCTGCAGCAGATACTGCAGGTGCTGCTGCAGGTGTTACTGCGGGGGGTGTTGTAGGTGGCGCGTCAGCGCTGACACTAGGACTCCTTGGCCAAGGAAGCGATCAAATTACGTTGAAAACGGCGATTGCTTTGTACATGACAGGTAAACCAAGTGTTCAGTATCAAGCCAATTGGGCTGATGAGGATATTGGTATTGTTGGAGGAATAAGTAAAACTTTGGCAGGCATGAGCGCGTCAGATGGCATAGGCAGCTTGATAGAAGGAGGATTAAAAGGTGTTGGGGGTGGGATGGCATCATATGTGTTAACACAGGCACAGAAAGGTGGAGATTTTGGAGGTTTAGGTAATGCTGGCGCAGCTTTTTCAGCAGCAGCTGGAGTTACTCAGAATCCTTTCAAAGCACAATTGTTCAAGAGTATGGGCTTTCGTAAATTTTCATATGAATATGTGTTTTTACCGAGAAATATTACAGAGTACAAAGAAACACAAAATATTATTAAAACATTCAAGGTATATATGCATCCAACATTAGGCGTGGGTAAATTCATTTTAAATTATCCCGCGGAATTCACGATTGCATATTTTCATAAAGCTGATAGAAATAAAGAACTGTATAAAATTTCCAATTGTGCATTGACGAATTTGTCCATTGAATATGGTGGAACGGATTTCACAACATTCAAGGAAACGGCTGGATATCCTACTGAAATTTCCATGAAATTGGAATTTACTGAACTTGAAGTGCTTTCACGCGAGCGTATCGAGGCGGGCTACTAATGTCATATTTTTCCAAGTTTCCACGATATCTTACCAATGCCGGTGATAGAAAAAACATCATCATCACGGATTTTTTTCGTCGAACCCGTTTAGGAAATGCATTCGAGGAATATTCGGTATTTTTATTACCGTATTTAGTTGAAGATCGTGAAACTCCAGAAATGGTGTCTAACAAGTTTTACAACAATCCGTTGTACCATTGGGTGATTTTAGCGGTCAATAACATTGTGGATCCCCGAACAGAATGGATCATGTCTGATACACAATTATATCACATGATATTTGAAAAATATGATTTTACGCTTACAGTACCTGATACATCGGTGTTTTCATTGAATGATGAAGTGACAAGTTCTACCGGAGGAACGTTTATTGTGACAGATGTAGGCTCTACGTCAATTCAATTGCATTCAGTAAACGGCCCCGTAAATTTAGCAACATCTGATTTTTTAAATAACGAAACACAAAATATTCAACTCATAACAATTGTTGCAGTTACAGATCCAACTGAAGGTGTCCATCATTATCTGGATTCTGAAACGTCATTGATTGTTGATTATGATGCGAATGATCCCAATGTAGCCCCTATCACGAATTTTCAATATGAACAAGATGTGAATGAAAAAAAACGTGTTGTCCGGGTACTGGATGCAAAATATCTAGATCAGTTTGTTAGAGATTTTGAAAATATCATTAATAGATAATCATGGCTGATCAAACAACTCCACCTGTTGTAAATCTTGATAGCGTGAATGAAGCCGGTGATGTCATCACTGAAGAAATCTTCATTACCGCTGCCAATGGAAACAATTATGACATCAGAAATTTCTGTCTTGCCGTAACATTGTTTGAAGATGTTTTTTCCAATGTTATGATGGGGAATGCAGTCATTGCAGATGCTGCCAACTTAATTGGAAAAATCCCGTTGCAGGGAGCTGAATACATCACATTCACATATAAAACACCGTCATTCAAAGAGAAAATTTCCAAGACATTTTACATCAATAAAATTGGAGATAGATTTTTCTCATCCAATGATCGGCAAGCAGGATATGTGTTGTCATTCATTTCCATTGAAGGATATTTAGATAACACGTTGACCATCTCAAAAAAATATTCCGATACAACTGATAATATTGTCAGTAAAATATTCAATGAATATCTGAAAACAACTAGGCACATTAAAAAATCAGGTACAACTGCCACCAATTTCAAGAAAGGATTGGGATCAAGTGCAACTGTTGTAGTTCCTTATTGGAATCCATTCAAGGTGATCAATTGGGCAACATCACGTAGTTTTGGTAGTGCTGCTGAAGCACCCAACTTTGTGTTTTACGAATCAAACAAAGGATTTTATTTTACTAGTATTGAAGAACTGGCGTCTAAACAACGTGAATCGAAAAAATTATTTGCTGAATATGTGTATTTTCCTGGTGCGAAAATGATACAGGGAAATCCTAAATCCAAGTTCACATATACGAAACCAGAATTATTACAACAATACAGTCGTGTGCGCAGTATGAAACCGTTCAACATGGCGGATACATTGAAAGCACAAGATTATGGATATCATGCAAGTAAATTGATTTCTTTTGATGTGACATTGAAACGACCTACAGAACATGTGTTTGATTATTACAATCAGTTCAAGACATTTAAACATTTTGAAGAAGAAAATCATCCAACATTTTCACAATCGACATTTCGGAATCCAGATGCCAACCGAGTTGTCTTGACAAAATATCATAAAATTCATAATGATGCAAAAGATCCGTTGTTTCAAAAATGGGCATTGCAAAGAAATAGTCTCATGTATGATTTAAGCAATTTAAAAATTGAAATTGAAGTGCCAGGACGAACGGACATTGAAGTGGGGCGGTTGGTGAATTTCTTGTATCCTAAAAATATAGATAAGAATGCAGCTGATTTGGCTGAAGATACATTGGATCCATACATGTCAGGTATTTACATGATCACGGCAATACGCCATGAATTTGTGTTGAATAAACATACCATGTACATGGAGTTAGTTAAAGATTCATTTAAACGAGAATTAAAATAATATGACAATGAATAATTTTTTCAATACAACAGGATTTCATTGGTGGATGGGTGTTGTGGAGGATCGAATGGATCCTCTGTATCTCGGTCGGTGTCGTGTTCGTATTCTGGGATTTCACAACAAAGACAAGACCATTTTACCTACAGTGGATCTACCATGGGCCACGCCCATTCAGCCCATCACTTCAGCCGCCATCAGTGGTGTGGGAACGGCACCTGTTGGTCCTGTTGAAGGCACGTGGATTGTAGGATTTTTCGCTGATGGTGATGATTGTCAACAACCTGTGATGATGGGTACATTTGCAGGTATTCCTCAAAGTGAGTATGAACAAAAAATTCCTAGCAATGAAGGATTCCGTGATCCCAATAAAAAATATCCACTTGAACTGCTGTTGGATGAACCTGATACAAATCGACTGGCTCGGAATCAAGGCATCACAGACACCATAGTTCAAAAGAAAAAAGATGCGCTGGATGAGGGAATTGACATAGCATTTTCTGGAACATGGGATCAACCGAAAATTCCATATGGCGCAAAATATCCTTACAATCACGTCACGTTCACTGAAAGTGGTCACGTTATTGAATTGGATGATAGTCCTTCGG